AGATGGAAATAAATAATGGACTGGATAGAATTATTAGAAAGATACGGAGTTCCTTTAGTAGTAGCAATAGCTTTTTGGCTGTTTATACAAAAACAAAATAAATATATACAGGAAGAACTTTCTAAAGAAATGAGAGAAAGTTTTACTAGAGTTGAAGGAATTATTGTTAAGTTAATTGACCAACAAAAGAAAATGCAATTAGAACAAAAAGGTTTAGAGAATAGTTATAAAACTTTAGTAGAGGTTATAGCTTCTCTAAGTGGAAATGGGCTTAAAGACAAGTTCATGAGAATGCAAGAACGAAATGAAAATAAAAAATATTAAGGAGAATAAATGTCAAATATAGCAAATCAGTTTACTGGTTTACCAATAGAACAGCTTATCTCAGCACCTCTTGTAGCAGCTGCAGAAGGACAAAAGTCTTTAGCAGCAACTACTGCTTCGTTTATACAAGAAGTAGGTATGGATAAAGATGGTAATACTAAATCAGTTGCATTTAAATATGAAGATGGTTCAGAATCAGTTGCATTAGATGTGCCTCTATTATCAATTATAAACATACCTAGTTTATGTGTAGATGAGATAGATGTTAACTTTGAAATGGAAGTGTCAACACAAACAGCAAGTAAATCGTCAACAGATTCTAGTGCAGAATTAAACGTAAAAGCAGGTTGGGGTTGTTGGAGTGCATCTTTTACAGGTAAAGTATCACATCATAGTGAAAATAGCAGAAAGTCAGATACATCTGCTAAATACTCTGTTTCTGTTAAAGGTAAACAAGAAAAGCCTGAAGGATTAATGAAAGTATTAGATATGCTTAATAATTCAATAGGTAAACAAAAAGAAGCTTCTCAAGGTGATGGAAAAGGTTAAGCAAGGAAACTTCTTAGACCACTTAACTAAAGGTCTTTATGATGCTGTAGTACAAGCACAAGCATTAGCTGAGAATCAGCATATAGAGGCTTTAAGTAAATATGTAAATGAGGATGGTACTCCTAAATGCATGAAAATGGTCGTAAATGGAGAAACAATCAATGTACCATTAGCAACATTAGCACCGCAAAGTTCTATAAGAATAAAAGAACTTACAATGGATTTAAAAGTTAGATTAAATAAATTTGGTAAAAGAAAATCTAAATGTGGTGGTGGTATTTTTAGTAAAGAAGATGCAGGTGCAATAGATGCTGATTTAGGTAGTTCTATACTACCAACTAAAAATAATTATGCTAATTTAAAGATAACATTTGAAGGAGCAGACCCACCTGAAGGAGTTGTTCGTTTAAATAATCATTTAATTAAACAAATACCATAATGAAAAAAGATTTTGAAAAAGATATAACTGTGCATTTAACTAGAATTAGTGGTGATGTTGAACATATTAAAACTGATATAGGAGATATTAAAGAACATTTAGCTAAAATGAATGGTAGAGTTAGACAAACAGAAAAAGATATATCATGGATGAGAGGTATTGGAGGAACATTTGTTTTTATTGTAAGTGCTTTATTGACTTGGCTTGGTATAGATAAATGACGCTTTTAGGCTACTTTATATTAGGATTTTTAGTAGTCTTTGTTGGAGGCCTTATTTATATAGGGAAGTGGGAGTTATTTAATTTGCATGATGATGATGACAATGATTGGTATTAGATAAGGAGTTAAAATGTTGCAAGAATTATTATTAAAAAAAGTTTTAAAATCAATAACTAAAAAGTTTAATTTTGATAGTTTAGAAAAAAGATTAAAACAATCTCAGAAAAACTTAAACAAGGCTTTGAAATATATCGAAGTGTTAGAAAAAGATGTGGGAACTCTAAAAGCAAATTCTCATCCACCAATCTTTTCTAAAAAAGATTATAAAAAGATATTGGATAGACTAAGTAAACTAGAAAATAAAAAAGGAGAATGATATGATGTCATTTGTTACAACAAATTGGGAATGGATTTTATTAGCATTTTATGTTATTGAAAAAGTAGTAAAATTAAGTCCATCTAAAAAAGACGATGTTATTTTTGACATGGTTCTTAAACCTATTGTAGATAAACTCAAAGGATAAGAATGTCTAGAGAAATTTGGAAATTAGGTAAGTTCGATAAAGGTATAAATTCTCATACTGACCCAAAAGATATTTCTAGCGAAGAATGGCCAGTATTAGACGATGTAAATGTATCTAAAGTAGGAATAGCGAAGCCAATAGGTCAACCAGAAACTAAAACAAGTATACATCCTTTAGAAATTGAAAGTGGTTTAATTCCAGGTAAAGGCTTGTATATATTTAATAGTGACAGTAGTTGGATGAATACTGCTTTAAATCATTCTCATTCTGTTTTAACTAATGTAAATAATGCATCTTCAGGCGGACATGCTGAAATGGAGTTTGGCATTAAAAATGCTGTATGGGTATTTGATGATAAGCCTAGTTTTGCTACTATTAAATTACAATTAAAAATTAATGGTGCAGCAATTATGGGCGAATTAACAGTTATAAACGGAAGCTTACCTCCAAATTCTGATAGTGGAGTTTCAACAGCTGTCAATCTTTTTTCTGGCAATGGTGCTTTAGAACCAGGTACGTCATGGAATGATATTTTTTCTACAAATATAAACCCTATATATACAAGTATCCCCCATCAAATAGTAGCTTTCGGCTCACAAAGTGAGCCTGGTGCTGAAAATATTAATTGGCAGGCAGTAGAAGGCCCTAATCAACCAAATGCAGGAGCATTTTGGCACCTTCTTGGGTCAACTTTTCCTGGAGGTCATGGTGGTTTAGGTGGTCAGACTAATTTAAATAATCCTAATTTGCTTTTTAGTGCAACTTATTCTAATGGACTTTGTAATGGGAATATAGATTATAACAACCATTATATGTTAGGTATATATAAGTGGGATGGTTATTATAATAATCTTCAAGATACTTCAGGAAATTTAATTAATGGTAATGGATACCCAGAATCAACAGGTTCTTTTACAGTTCCTCATGTTGGTGGTACTTTGTATTTAAATTCTGAAGAATTTGGAATTGAAGGTGAAAATTATTATAAAGCAAAATTAAATTTAATGCATGAAATTATAGATAAAATTAATGATTTTAGTGGTTCTACAGATACAGATTTTCAAGCAGAGTTTGTAAGTACTCCTGGAGAGAATTATAGTAACGACCCAGATGACCAAATATATATAAGGTCAACAAATCCTTCAACAGTAACTGGTGTAATATCATGTGATTTAACTTGTTCTTCTGTAACAGGTGCAAACTTTATTGCAGATGAAAATATTAATTTATTAACAGATTCTGACAGAGGAGGTCAAGGAGCAGGAAATACTCAAATAATTTCTGGAAATATTGAAGATTATGAAGACCCTACAAATAGTAATGGAGTAACTTTTTATGGTAATTCTCAAATAATTCCTGGAGAAGCAGGTACTAATGAAACATGGTCAATAATTATACGAGGAAATTCTCAATCTTCAGATAGTATAAAAATAGTAACTAATGGAGTAGGTTCAAATATAACAAACAGTGAAATAACTGTAACTGCAAATTATGCAAGTAATCAACTTTTTGCTGAAGCTATAAGAGATGCATATAATGGTCTTAGTAATGGAGCTACTGCTTCAACAAGTTCAGCTGGTTCAGAATATTCTTCAGATGAATATACAGCATGGAAGATTACTATTAGCTCAGATTCAACAGGAGATAATGAACGATTTGATTTAACAGCTCGCTGGGTAAATGTAGCATATTCAGGAATAGAAGATGAGCAAACTGCTTTAGTTTATAAAACTAATAACGCATTATCAGGACCATCTATTAATATATATAAAACAGGGTTTAAAGTATTTAGTAGTTTTGCAGATACTTGGATAAATGATTATAATAACAATTTATTAGAAGATTTACAAGAAAGAGACCATGAAAAATATTTAGATTGGTTTTATACAACATCTCAAGATAATGACCCTATATTTTGGGATGAAGCAAGTGTAGTTAGAATAGCTGAAACTAATTTTGATTTATTAAAAATATTAGATAGTATAGATTATGAAGGTGTTTTTGATGGTGAGGACAATAATCCTAATCAATGGATTGGGTATAAAGATTTAAGTAATCATTTTAATAATGCTTTTAATTATTCTTCTTCAAATAATCGCATTTTTATAGGTAAAACACCTAAAATATGGCGTTATACAGGAAGCAATAAAGTAAGTGTTAATTCAACAATTGATATAGGTAATGATGCAGATGAAGCATTTGGTTTATCTGAAAAAGGAATGAAATTTTATTTTTATAAAGGAACAACAAATGGTATAGATTGGAGTAATAATATAAAAATATATTTAGCTGCTTGTTATGATGACGGTAGCGAAAGTTTACCTGGCCATTCTTTTACATTAAGTAGTCTTGATTTTGGAGACCCTTCAAGTGGAAATACACTTAAAATAGAAATGCTTTTTAAACCTGAAACAACAACTGGTTTTAGATTATTTGATGATGCAAGAATAAATGGCGTTAGATTGTATTATACTCATTCTGACGAAGCGTATTCTACTTTTTGGAATTTAGGCAAGTTTGATTTTAATCATGGTTTTATAAAAGCAGGTGTTATAAATACTGTAGATAATACAGAAGGTAATGAAGCGTTGTATGATTGGGCTTCTGCTACAAATTTACATGGAGGTTATACTTCTGGAAATATTACTGTTTATAATGGAACTACAGCTACTATAGAATATTTAGAAATGCCAAAATTAGAAACATACGAAGATATAAACGAATTTTCAGCTCAAAACGATACATTGCATGTTGATTATAAAGCTGTTTGTTTAGCAGGCAGAAGAACTTTTGTAGGCAATATTAGAGTATGGAACGGAAGTTATTATGAATATTATAATGATAGAATGGTAGTTAGTCCTATTAATGCATTAGATACATATCCTTATCCATCTAATATATTAGATTTAGATGTTTCAGATGGTGATAAAATTGTAGCATTAGCTTCTTATGGAGATAAAGTATTACAATTTAAAGAAAAGATTTGCTATATAATTAATATATCAACAGGCATTGCTGCTGAATTTTATGTTGAAGAAAAATTAAAATGGCTAGGTATTTTAAATAAAAATCATTTTTGTTATACAGATAAAGGAATATTTTGGTTAAACGAAAGAGGAGCTTGGTTATATGATGGAAGTGAATTAACTGATTTATTTATTTCAGATAATGAAGAAAAATCTCAACAAATAATAGATATGGATGAATGGAAAAATTTTATATCAGATAATACTGTTGTTGGTTATAATGCAGAATCAAGAGAAGTTATTATTGCAAAAACACATACACCTGCTACAAGTGCAGATGGTGATTGCTATATTTATAATTTAATTGTAAACTCATTTACTAAAGGTAAAAAGAAATTTTGGACAGCTGCAAATAAATCTATGTCTAATATACAAAATAGTGGAGATGAAGGAAAACTTTCTTATTTAGTAGAACAAAGTGTAGGTGATACAAGTAGTGAGGAGATACGTTAATGGCACAATCTATATGTTTAAAAGAGTGGAATACAGAACCTAAATTTACAAATGCTTTTTCAATGGTAACTAAATATACAGATTTAGGAAGCCCTGATGGCAAAAAAAGCTTATTAGGTGTAATATTTAATGTTGCTGTAAGTACTGAAAGTACAAGTACTAGTAGAAGCGTTTATCATTTTTCAGTATCTTATAGAACAGGTCCTACAGAAACATATAGATTTTTAACATCTTTTAATAATTGCTATATAGTAAATACTTCAAATGTTGGTAATCAAGAATATATAAAATTCTTTCCAACTCCTGTAACAAACATACAAAACGTACAATTAAAAATTAATGGTTTTTTAAGAAATGACATAGGTATAAATTTTTTTCA